GAGTTACTAAACAAGGCGGCGTTGTTGTTTGGGTAGTTGGAGATGCTACTATTAAAGGAAGTGAAACAGGTACAAGTTTTAAACAAGCTTTATATTTTAAAGAAATTGGATTTAATTTACATGATACTATGATTTATGCTAAAAATAATCCCGTACCATTAACACATAATAGATATGAACAGCAATTTGAGTATATGTTTGTGTTAAGCAAAGGTAAACCTAAAAAATTCAATCCAGTAAAAAATATCTGTAAGTTTGCAGGAGAAATAAAAAATAGAAAAAATACACTCACAAGTAGAAGTTACTCAAACGAAATTATTAGAGTTAGAGATGAAGAAACTATTACAAAAGACAAAAAAATAATGAATAATATATGGTTTTTCACAGTAGGTGGAAAAAAAGGTGTCGCAAACAAACACCCAGCCATATTTCCTGAGGAATTATGTGAAAGACACATTATATCTTGGTCTAATGAAGGTGATATAGTTTATGACCCATTCATGGGAAGCGGAACAACTGCAAAAATGGCAATTCTAAATAACAGGAACTGGATAGGTAGTGAAATATCCAAAGAATACTGTGAAATTGCAGAGAAGCGAATAAATGAAAATCTATAAAATCACAGAAGCAAGTGAATATCTTGGAGTGTCAATCAACACGCTCAAGACGCTTGCCAACAATGGAAAGGTAAAGTCTTTCAAGACTACTGGTGAGCATAGGCGTTTCCGTCAGGAAGACTTAGACGCTTATATGGGAGTCGAGAAAGAGAAGCAAGAAAAGTTGACTGTGATTTATGCGAGATGTTCAACTGCTAAACAGAAAGAAAATCTTGAACGGCAAAAAGACAGGTTGAGAAAACACGCAGAAGCCAAAGGTTACAAGTATGTTTTGATTGATGAGATTGCCAGTGGGATAAATGAGAAGCGAAATGGCATACATAAGTTAATTAAGATGTGTTTTGAAGGTAAAGTTGAGAGAATACTGATTGAATATAAAGACAGACTTGCCCGATTTGGTTACGAGTATCTTGATGCCATTTTCAAAAATCTCGAAATTACGGTTGAGGTTGTTGAGACAAAAGAAAAGAAATATGAAGAAGAATTAGCAGAGGATATTATGAAAATTCTTACCTGTTATTCCGCTCGTTTTTATGGAAGGCGTGGCGGTAGAAAGAAGAAAAATACGGCTGAGAATGAGCCTATCGAATCTAATGGAATTTAAAAAGGAGGTTAGCAAAATACGCGCTGATTTTCCGCTCTTCGCGCAGCCGGAAAACCGCGATCTGGTTTATCTGGACAGTGCGGCCACGACGCACCGGCCCCGTCAGGTCCTCGAGGCGATCGATGAGTTTTACCGGCGCGATAATGCCAATCCCCACCGCGGGGCTTACCGCCTTGCTGAGAGGGCGACGACGGCTTACGAGTCGGCGCGCAGCCGTGTGGCCGCGTTCATCGGCGCCGGCCGCAGTGAGGAGGTCGTCTTCACCCGCAACGCCACCGAGGCGGTCAATCTCGTCGCCTGGGGCTGGGCGGAGCGCCATGTCCGAGAGGGCGATGAGATCATCGTCACCGAGCTGGAGCACCACAGCAACCTGGTGCCCTGGCAGATGGCGGCGCAGCGGCGCGGGGCCAAACTGCGTTTCCTGGAATTCGACCAGGCGGGCAATCTCGATCCGGTTCAGCTGGAGGGGCTGCTGAGCGAAAGGAGCCGCCTGCTCGCCATCACCCAGGTCTCGAATGCCCTCGGTACGATCAATCCCCTGCGCCCCTTTATTGACAAGGCCCATGCCGCCGGAGCGCTCGTCCTGGTGGACGGCGCCCAGAGCGTACCCCACACGGCTGTCGATGTCCGCGCTCTCGACGCCGATTTTCTGGTCTTTTCCGGGCACAAGATGCTCGGGCCGCTCGGCATCGGGGTCCTCTATGCCAAAATCGAGCATCTCGAGGCGATGGAGCCCTTCCTGTTCGGGGGCGACATGATCAGCAGCGTCGGCTACCACTCCTCGGAGTGGAACGACGTCCCATGGAAATTCGAGGCTGGCACCCAGAATGTCGCGGGCGCGGTCGGACTCGCCGCGGCGATGGATTACCTGGACGGGATCGGCATGGAGGCGGTCGCGGAGCATGACCGCAGGCTGACGCGGCTGGCGGTCGAAAAGCTGGCGCCGATCGATCAGCTCCACCTCTACGGGCCGATGCCTGAGCGGGGACCGGTGGTCTCTTTCAATCTGGCCACCATTCATCCCCATGACCTCGCCACCTTTCTTGACCAGAAAGGGATCGCCATTCGCTCCGGCCACCACTGCGCCCAGGTGGTGATGCGCAAGCTCGGTCTGGCGGCGACGGCGCGGGCCAGTTTTTATCTCTATAATGATGAACAAGATGTGGAACGGCTTGTCACGGGCCTGCTGCAGGCAAAGGACTATTTCAAAAAATGGCTCTAGATGAACTCTATCAGGAAGTGCTGCTCGACCACTACAAGCAGCCGCGCAACAAGGGGGTGCTGGCCGAGCCGGACATCCGCCTGGAGCTCAAGAATCCCTTTTGCGGGGATGAGATCCTGCTCACCTTAAAGATGGCAGAGGGACGGGTTGCGGAGGCCGCCTTTGAGGGGCATGGCTGCGTTATCAGCCAGGCTTCGGCCTCGGTGATGACCGAGAAGATCAAGGGCCTGAGGGTGGAGGAGGATAAAATGGATATTAAAATCTTGAGTATCGCCCGTCACAGAAATGGGGTTATGGGCTGTCCTTTTTATGTCATTCTGTTCAAAGATAAAGAGTTTCCTAAATATACTTTCGTAGCGAATGTTTTTGATACAGAAGAGTTTTATATGTCCGTGTTGGCAGTTGAGGAGTTGGTTAAAGGTAATATTACTTTTGGAGAAGGAAACTCTTGGGCAAGTGAAAGATGGGAAAAGATTATGATGGACAAAATTCAAGCATATGAACAAGAAAGATACGAAGAGGCCAGAAAAAGAGCGGATGAAGAATTTACAGAAAAGTTTACTAAATAACTTTGGAGGACAATATGGAAAAACTGGTTAATGCTTTGATGGACTTGGAAAGAGACATTTCTTTCCTGCATACCCGCTTCGATGAAATGACTAATAGACAGATAGATAGTAGACTTGGTGAAATTCACGATAAAGCTGAAGAAGCATTGGGTATTCTCAATGACATTAGAACAAGCTAAGGCGATTTGGAAAAACAGGAACGGCAAAGTTAGAGACTTGATTATTCAGTCCTTGCAAGATGAGTCAGTCTTTAATGTGCCTTACTCACAAAGAGCTTACTTTGTCTTGTGGAAACAGTTAATTAAAGAACGTTTAGGAATTGACTGTAATCCAATAGAGTATATGCGATCATTTTCCTATAAAACATTTTCAGATTATTGGAGGGCTATCAATGGGCACTAAGTGGAAAAAGAAGTTTGAGCATTTGTCTGAAAAAGATTGGCTGGAAAAAATCGAGAAAATATCTGATATAGGTTTGAGAACTAAAATAGCTTATATTATCTGGTGGGATTTTTTCTCGGAGAAAGAAGGAGGACTCGGCGTGTTTAAACAATATATTTCCAAGCGTATGCGCGAAGGTGGTTATTCCCCAAAGGAAGTTTATGAAGAGTTGTCTAAGATTTATCCTGAAAAAGAAGCGGCAGAACGCTCAGGGATGGCGCTATGACTGTACTTATCGTTCTATATATTATTTATGTAATTGCAGATGTATTTGAAAAACTACTAACAGGAGGTAAACGATGAGAGACATAAGAGAAGAAATTAATAGGCTTGGTATAACTCAAAAAGAGTTTGGTAAGTTAATCGGAGCAGACAGGATGTCTCTCCGTAATTATAGCTTAGGGAAAGTTCCAGAGAAGATGGAGAAATATCTTAGATTAGTTTTCTATATTATTGAAAAGGAAGGAATAGAGAGACTTAAAAATATTCTTGGAGAATGAAATGGAGTACATTTATGATGACGAATACAGCGAAGAGACTATTGCTACTAAACGTGCCTTACAAGCTGTAAGTAAAGAATACAAAAGAGCAGTAATTGAACTAATTAAGCCTTATCCGCCGTTTGAAGGGGAGAATGTAGTAATTTTCTCTACTAAAATCTGGGCCGATTTGAAAAAAGAATTTAGAAAACCTGACGACATCCTACTGGATAATTTTGAGAAAGCAGTCAGGAAATTTGATAAAACACTTTTAAAAATGACTATCAAAGATGGTTTTAGAGCTTACAGAGCACTAATTAAAATTACCCGTACTTTAATAAATGGAGAGGACTTTGACTCAGTAGAGGAGGGAGAATATGTCTGATATATTTTTTAGGAGGTATATATGCTCTATAAAGACTTTGAAGAGTTAATAATTTTCTGGAGAAACTCCGTTGCTTCAGAGAAACAATTACAGAGAAATATGTTGGAAACGTGGTATGAACAATATTTCCAATATTATTCTAAAGATAGATTAAAAAAAGTTATACTTTTCTTGTCTGAAAATGGGATAGAGGTGACTTTACAAAAAATATTAGTTGCATCTAAAGAAATGTTTGGTTATCTTTTACATGAAGAAATTGAAAAAGCAAAAAAGATTAAAGAGTATAAAAAGTTAAAAAAAGATTTTTCAGATTTGCCGATGCCTTGCGCCGAAGCAGTTGAGTATCTAAAAAGACAGAAAGTATGATTTATTTGTACTTGTTGGAGTAACTAATAATAACATTCTAAAAGTTAATATGCAAAAACAGAGTTACTAAATTAAAAAGGAGGAGAGTATGTTCAACATCAATCTGCGTGGTACAGACTACCGTATCGTATTTGAGCATAATCGTAGAGGAGACAATTATACTACTTGTTGGCTCATTCACCAAGAAAGTAAAACTCGTGTTGATGCTGCAAGGTCTTTTTGCTCCAAAAAAGACCACTTTAACAAAAATGAAGGCCGAAAACTGGCCTTGACCCGCCTAGTTAATAACCCCAATTGGAATTTTACCCGCGAAGAGCGCAAAGCAATTTGGGAAGCCTATGCTGCTACCCGCCACGGAAAGGTGGACTAATATGGAAACCATCTGGAAATATTCTCTTGGTCAGGTAAAAAATAGTTATGTTATTCCTATGCAAGAAGACGCAGAGATACTTTATTTAGAAGTACAATATGGTGAACCTTGTATTTGGGCAAAAGTTAATACTGATGCTCCCAAAGCCGAAAGAAAATTCAAGTTGTATGGTACTGGACATCAACATGAAGTAATTGGCGGTAAGTATATTGGTTCATTTATGCTTTATAGCGGTAGTTTGGTATTTCATCTTTTCGAGGAGAAATAAATGGAACTGCCTGAGATTATTAAACAGTTGGAAGAATCTAAAGAAGTTATTAGAAAAGAAGTTGACCATATTGAAGCGTTAAATAGTACATTAGGAGATTATGTCAACACTTTGAGAAATCTTTACATAAACCTGAGTCAGGATATTGAAACGGTTAAAGAAATCATGTAAACAAAGGGTACTTAAGAAACATAATTATTGGAAAAAAATGGAAACATATTAAATGAGCCAATTCAAATACCTTTTTTTCGTCGCTGGAGCCAACGGCAAAAGAGAACTTTGTAGGTTAGATACAGTAGAAGAAAAGATTGAGAAAAGTAATAAAACAGATATTTTTACATCTTTATTTTATTACAATAACGAAGTAGTTACTTATTTTCAGAAAAATAGTACCTCTAAAGGCTTTAGGGGTACTATGTTCTCTCCGCACCTTGTATTTGATATAGACTCAAGTTTGCACCAATCAGTCGAGTTGAATATTATTGATGCTATTGAAAAACAAAAACATCTTTTAGAAGATTTAAAGTCTAAAGGAATTATTAATTATAGAATTTCTTTTAGCTCGTCTAAGGGATTTCATACTGTTATTCCATCAGAGATTTTCGGTAATTTTGAACCTTCGTCTTCTCTTCCCGCGCAACTCTTAGCTTTGGCAAAGCAAATTACAACAGCAGATTTTGACAAGTCTATATTTTCCAATCTGAGAATTTTCAGAGTTATAAATACAAAATCAAGCAAATCTGGATTATATAAGATACCAATTACTGAAGGACTTCTTAACTATCCAGATAAAATACTTGAACTTGCTAAATCCCCACAAGAAGCCTCGCCAATTAAAAAGCAGGAACCTGTCAAGGCGTTAGTCAGGCTGAAAGAAAGGGCTTTTGACTTAGTACCAGAAGAACATATATTTTCAGGTACATACAATAAAAAGCCTAAAAATAAACTCTGTATTCTTAAATTGTTACAAGGAGTAGATACAGGGGAGAGAAATGAAGCTCTTTGCCGTATAACTTCTCATTTCAAACAGGAAGGCTATACACCAGAATTTGCGTTTGAGTTAATTCTAAGTTGGAACAAGTTCAATAAGCAGCAAGAATCAATAGAAGTTCTAAAAAATACTTTTGAATCTATATGGAATGGTGGTTACTCTTATGGATGTTTTGATTACCTTTTAGATTCTTATTGTGACCAGAGTTGTTATCTTTATAGAACTAAAGTAAGCAAGGAAGAGTCTCAAGATGAATCTGAGTTTCCTATATATTCCATCTTGGATACTCAGAGATTTTATGAGAAGTTTGTAAAAGAAGATAGGCGAATTAAGTTAGGTATAAGTGAGAAAATAGATACTCTTATTAAAGGTATGGCTCCTCAAGAGATAGGAGTTATACTAGGTCGGCCGACGGCAGGAAAGAGTACCTTAGCAATGCACATGGGCTATAATTTCGTTAAGAACTATGGAGGGTGTTTTCTATATATTTCACTGGAAATGTCTTTGGCAATGATGTATGAACGCCAAATGCAAATTATTTTAGGTCAAAATTCAGATTATATTGAAAAAAACTATCCTTCATTTGCTCATGATGAAGACCTAAAAAGATTTTTGGTGTCAGATAGAACTAATATTTCAGTAAAACAAATTAAAAAAGCTGTTTTGGACTATCAAGATAAATCAGGGGATAAAATAGAGTTCATTGTAGTGGATTACTTACACGCAATGAAATCAGATGGACAAGACGAAAGAACCAAGATTAATCAAACCGTGCAGGATTTAACCGCTTTAGCTAAAGAGTTAGATACTCGGTTACTTTACTTGGCACATGTTCATAGAACTTTTTCTAAAGAAGATTCAGTATATTTACCTGTTAAAATGGGCGACGGTAGAGATTCATCAACAATCGAAAACTCTGCTTTCTATATATTTGCCGCTCATTTGATTAGAGATGACCCTAACGTAGTGATGTTCCAACTGTTAAAAAATAAAAATGGTATGCCTTTTCCTTCAGGAGTAAGGCTAATCAGAGAGAATAATTCATTGCAATTAAAAGAAGAAAAATTAACTATTAATCTGGAGGACTTGTAATGCAAAGAAGTCGCTATTCCTATACGCCGCATAAGACTGTTTCAATTATGGGTTGCGCCACCTGTAAATATTCTCGCTTAAGATTCAGTAGAATTGAAGATGGAGAAAGCAAGTGTGTCGGCGCAAAAGTGGAAGATTTAGGTGACGGAACAGTAAGAGTTACTTCTCAGTGTTCTGGACAATCTTTTATTTACCCTAAAAAACTTATTGTTAGTTCTTCTAAAAAGTAGAGAGGTGGACTATGGCAACATTTAATTCCAAAGAAGATTTTAGAGAACGTATCTTGAAGAATCAGAACAAAGAAGCTCAATGCTTGGTGCTTCACAGGTTTGTTGCTACTATATTCCAAGAGAAATACGCAGATAAAGACGTAGAAGTTAATGTCGCCGCTTATTCATCTGGAGAGCCTACTGAAATTGTAGTAATTGACAAGTCTACTCAGAAAGTATTAGAGTCTTATCAGGACGAAGAAGCAGTTGATTGTAATATTCTGGATATGGTCTATGATCAAGAAACCAAAGAGACTAAACTTGATGTTATTAATGAAGATAAATTTGAACGAATCTGGCAGCTTTACAGGTCAGTAGAGCCTGAAGAAGTCAATGAGGACAAGTCTTTTGAGTCTATTCCTGATAACCAAGTCTTGTGGATTCCTATTAATGACATCAAACCTAACCCCTTTCAGATTAGAGAAGATTTTGCCGATGTCGAAACTTTAGCTAAGTCTATTAAGAGAAACGGCCTACTTCAACCTATTGTAGTGAAATTGGTCGAAGGAGAATATGTTCTTTTGGATGGTGAAAGACGATGGAGAGCCGTAAAGTCTCTTGGATGGAAAAACATCCGCGCATTGCAGGTGAGCGATTCAGCTGATTTGGACTTGTTAGGCTTGGCAGGTAATTTCCAAAGGTCTAATCCTAACCCCATTGCAGCAGGTCGAAAAATTGCAAGTATCAGAATGGAGATTAAGCGCACTAACAAATGGGGAAAATACACTAATATCATCCCCGAAGATAAAAGATTGGAACTGAATCTGGATGACCCTTTTTCATCCTGTAAAGAAATTGATGAATTGATTACTGAAGAGCTTGGTTTTTCAAGGACTCAACAGTATAACTTGGTTAAACTCCTTAAGGAGCCTGATGAAGTTCAGGACTTGATTAAGAAAGGTGATTTCTCCATCGCTGAAGGAGCTTATACTATCAATCTGAGCCATGATTTGCCAGAAGAGTTTGTCAGGGCTTTGAAAGCAGCAGAGAAAAGAAAAAGCATTATTGAGAAAGTTGAGAAAAAAGCCAGAGATACAGATGACCCCAACTCTAAACTTCTAAAATACTTTTCACAACTTGAGAAAGTCAGAGATAGGTATAAAGTTGGTTATGAGTCTTATTATGAAAAAGCAGATGAAAAGACCCGTTTAGATGTTAAAGAGCGGGTTCGTAGCCATGTAATTGAACTAATCAATATATTTGGACTTGAAGAACTTGGGGAAGAATAATGCTTAAGAGAGTAGGAACTGATAACTGTCTTGACTGTCCTTTAGGAAAGATAAGAGACGGAGAAGGTACTTTAGTAGTCAAGAACTGGATTGTTCCTGATGCTGAAGTGTGCTTTCACGGACTTGGGCCGGGCAGATGTTTACCAAGAAAAGCTAAGATATTAACTAAAGATGGATATAGGCTTGTAGAAAACATACAAGTTGGAGATGATGTAATTAATGGTTCTGGAGAAATTTCAAGAGTAAAAAACAAATTTGTTTTAGAAAACAAATATGGATATTATCTTGAAATAACTTCTTTAGGGGGACATAAAGTACAATGCTCTCCAGAACATCTTATTATGACTAAAAAACATAAAAAGAGTTGTTCTTTCCAAAGGCTTTGTTGTCGTCCTCCTTGTCCGATAAGTCAATGTAAAAAAGAAATAGATCGACCAGAGAGTAAATTTATTAGAGCTAATGAAGCTGAAATTGGAAAAGATTTTTTACTATTTCCAAAAATAAAACACGTGGAAATAAATTATACTATAGATTTATTTGCTTATAATAAAGATGTAAATAAATCTTATCATAAAGGATGCAGATTTATAGAAACAAACAGCAAAGAATTAGCCCTAATTCTTGGTTGGTATATAGCAGAAGGACATTCATCTTATAATAATGGGTGTGTAGTTTGGTCTATGGGAGAAAGAAATTTAGTACATATTGAAGAATTGGTTAATGCAATAGAAAAAATATTTTGTATAAAAGCAACAGTAAAAAAGCATGAAGATAGAAAAGTTACTAATATAACAATCTGCTCACGACTCCTCTGTAATTTTTTTGGCTCTATTTTTGGTTTGGGGGCACTAAATAAACATATCCCCTATTTTGTGTTTAATATGAGTAAAGAAAATATAAATATATTTTTGAAATGTTGGTATCAAGGGGATGGTACTCATGAGAAAGAAAAAAATAGAACGCAGTTTATAGTCACTGGGTCGGATGATGCTGCCTATGGAGCCACCATTCTTTTTAATTTTCTTGGGGTATATGCTACGCGAGGGATAGATAAAAAAAGAAAAGATAGGCCAAACGAGCATGATTATTACAGAGTAGGATTTAGAACTTTTGATAATGAAAATTTAGGTTGGTATAAATTTGAAAAACAAAAAAACGGAAATTATAGAAAAAAAATGTTTTATGAAGATGGCGACTTTTTCTATGTCCCAATTAAAAAAATAGAAAAAATTCATTATGAAGAGCTATTTTTTGATTTTGAAACAGAGAATCATAGTTATCTTTCATCTATTTTTGTAGTTCACAATTCAGAGGCAGAAAACGGTACACCTTTCATTGGTGCTGCTGGAAAGAAATTAAGAGAAGCTATTACCAAAGCTGGTTATGATATAGATAAGGTAAGTTTTACTAACTCTGTTCTTTGTAAACCACCAAATAACAAAATTGATTCTACTATGACCGTACCTTGTCTACACCACTTTAAAGAATCTTTAAAACTAATGCCTAACTTAAAAATAGTTGCTCTTTGTGGTTGTGATAGTTACACAGCAATAACAGGTAGGAAAGTTACTCTTAAAAACGTCTATCTACAACCTTTTACTCTGCCTGAGTATGATGTACTATTCGTCCCTATTCCTCACCCTGCTTCGATTCTTTACAGAGCAGATGCGAAGAATATAGCTTATTTCGAGGACGGAGTTAAAGGTGTTTTCGGTTTATTGGATGCACAAAAAAGAACCACTAAAGAGCCTAAATATGCTCTTATCTTGACTCCTGAGAAATTAAAAATTGCTCTTGGGTTAATCAAGGAAGAAAGAGTTCTATCAGTAGATACAGAGACTACTTCTTTAAAGTTCTATAATGCAAATATGATTTGCTTTGCTCTTTCGTGGGAAGACCAGACCGCAGTAGCTATTCCGTGGAAATGGTCTCAAGGGGGTGATTTAGGATATTTCTGGGAACAGAAAGAGCGGGAAGAAATCATAGAAACTTTTAGGAAAGTTTTCTCAGATACAAATAAAGCTGTTATAGCTCATAATTCCAAATATGATTCACTTATTTTCACCAAAGAGTTTGGTTTTCCTATCTCCAATATTAAAGTAGATACTATGTTACTCTCTTTTCACTTGGACTCCAATCAGCCTTATGGATTAGATGATGTAGTCCTAAGAGAATGTCCAGAGTTTGCAGGATACAAACAAAAGTTTTGGGAAAAAGTCACCGCCGCAGAGAAGGACAACGGAACTTGGTGGAAAAAGTATCAACTGGAAGAAATTATGCGTTATTGTGCAGAAGATGCTTCTTTAACTTATTCTATTGCTAAACCTATGTTGAGGAGGTTAGGATGAAAGAGCACGAGATACTCACAAGAGAAGAAGCAAGAAAAATGATTGATGAGATTATGGAAGGCGAATATGCAGTTACCGACTATGAAGAAACTTTTCTATTGGATATGTATAATTCAGTAAATAGATATTTGACTGTTAAGCAGACAGCACTACTTTGGAAAATTTATACTAAAATATAGGTGAGAGTATGGGAGAGTGGAACCAAGCCCGTCTGTACCATGAGATAGTTCTGCCATTCTCAAAGGTACTTGAGTCAATGGAACGAGAAGGTTTTTACATTGATATGGAAGAGTTTTGGGATGTAAAGCACGTCTTGTTGCAGAAACAAAGAGAGAAAGAAAAGGAAATTCGCGGCATTGCAGGGGATACTAACCTTAACTCTACTCAACAATTAGGTAAATTACTTTATGATACTCTGAAAATACCTGATAGTTATGAAGATTATGTATATGACTATAAGAAAGAAAAGTGGGAGTTGGCTCCTTTCTATCTTAGAACTGAGAAAGGGGCAAGGTCTACTGATGTTTTCTCTCTTAATGTCATAGCAGCTATTCATAATAATCCGTTAGCTAAACTTATTTTAGAATATCGTAAACTAACTAAAGTATTAAATACCTATATTAATGGAATGGAAGAGTTTATCACTCCTGATAATAGAGTCCATCCTGATTTCTTTCAGTTGACTGCCGGAGGACGTTTGGCAATATCGCGGCCTCCGCTTGCCCAATTACCTTCAAGGACAGAAGAAGGCAGACTAATCAAAAAGTTCTTCGTTGCGCCTAAAGGTTACAAGTTAGTTGAAGCAGATTGGTCAGCTATGGAGTTGAGATGGCAAGCATGGGTGGCAGAAGATTCTGTAATGCACCCCGCCTTTCAAAAAGGTTTAGACGTTCATGCTATTACAACTCAGAAATTGTTCGACTTGAGTTATGAAGAAGCCAAAGCAGATAAGAAAAAAAGATATATTGGCAAGACTATCAACTTTACTATTATCTACGGCGGTTCGGCAGACTCTATTCAGAAAACTCTTTTAAAAGATACCGGAGTGTTCTATGATATTAAAACCTGCACTAAATTTGTAAATACATATTTTGAAACTTATACAGGTGTTGTCCCTCTTCAGAATAGGGTGAGAGACTTTATTTTAGACCATCAATATATCAAGAATATGTGGGGGCGCTATCGCTACTTCCCCGGCATCAAAAGAAAAGATGTCTCTCGTATGGAATCTTTGGAAAAAAGAGATTATAATTCGCAAGTTAGCAATGCTATGAGACAAGGAATGAGTCATTTGATTCAATCATCATCTTCTGGAGACTATGGAGCTTACAAGACTATTAAAATAGACCGAATGTTCAAAGAGAAATATAGAGGTAAAGGTAGATTTTACATGAACCTCTATGACGGAATGTACTGTGTTATAAAAGAGGAATTAGTTGAAGAATTTACTCAGGATTTAAAAAATCTGTTGGAATTGCCAGAAGAAGTTTGTAAGATACATATACCAGTAGAAACCAGTGTTGGTAAAAGTTGGTATGAATTAAAGTAGGAGGGAATAATGAAATTTACAGGGAGAGACTTGCCTGATGGATTTGTAGAAGGTCAGGTAAGAGAGCAAAAGAGAAATTCTAAATTATCCTTAGCCGATAAACTAATCGAAGATTCGGCAGGAATTGTTGAAAGAGTAATCAATACAGAAGAAGATAGAGAAGGTTTGCGTTATATCTTGATGTTGCGTCATCCGCAAACAGGCGTAGAGCCGTCCGTAGGAGATATTAAACAATTTTTAACTGACCTGCCTTCTTATATTCTTTCAGTACACTCTCAATATCTTTATGCTAAAAAAGAAAAGGAACGTTTATTAGCAGTTCTTCGGCCTAAAGCAGAGCGACTGATTATTGATGAAAAAATGAAAATGAAATCGGAAGGTATCCCCCTGAGTGTTACAGGCTCAATAACCAAAGATGATATTAGAGATAAATTACACACATTGATTGAGTTTGCTGAACTCTCTCATTGGGAGCAGGAAGAGGAGACTTTAGAGAAAATAGTCTCGTTGTTGGAATCAAGAAGGTTTGAACTGTCTAAAATACTGGATGTTGAATCTCGTATAAGCTACTAAGGAGGAGCCATGATTGGTACAATTATAGCTATTGGTGTAGCCATTCTAATTTTTAAAACAATTTTTAGAAAGGATAATCTTCGTGACAAAAACGACAAAGATTTTGATGATTATTCTGATACTTACCGCAAGCACTCTGATACGGAGCTATAATCTTAATAAGCCTTTGTGGATAGATGAAGTTCTATTCTATACGTGGGTTACGGATAATATTAACCAACAAGAGTTTATACCTTTATTTATCTCAAGAGCTTTATCTCATGTAGTAGATATACATAATGAGTTCTGGTTGAGACTGCCTTTTGTTCTTGCCGGTATCTTATGTGTAGGTGCTATATTTCTTGTGAAAGGTACTGGCAACTATGCTCTTATCTTGGCGGGGTTCTTTGCTGTATTTCCACCTTTCGTTTTCTGGTCACAAATGGCAAGACCTTATATATTTGGTTCCTTATTCATTATTTTAGGTTATAGGTGGTGGTATTTTTATATTTTAGGTATTTTAACTACACCTTTGTCTTTGGTCGGCCTGAACTTGTTTAAACTGAAAGAAAGATATATTGCTTATATCGGACTCGTAATTCTGGCGTGGATTATGTTACAGTTCAGACCTGATATGGATAGAGGATTTAACTTGGAGTTTTTATACTATGCGAAAAGAATATGGGTTCTACCTTTTACTGTTCTCTTGCTTTATCTGGATGATTTGTATAGATATATCCAGCTTAAATGGCAATAGATACTGGTTTTGGGACGTAGCTTTCTTTTCAGATTGGCAAAATAAACAAAGCGATTATGCTACCAATGCAGTAGTTCATAATTTCTATAATGAAGAAGCAAAGTGGTATAGGACTAACAAGTATAAAAAATTCCTTAAGTTAGATGGTTACTACATGCCAGAAGAAGTAGTCTATAAACTACAAAATAAGGACACAGTAAAGATAGGGATGGACAAATATGCTCTGATGAATATTTCAAGTAGTTTATTTCCTCCTGATATTCTAAGAGCAAATATGAATGAACTGCATAAATCAGTGATTGTTTATGAACTATTTGTTAAGGATAGCTTACTAATCTGGAGGAAAGAAAGATGGTCTGGACATTAGATAAAATAGACCCTGAATTATACTCACTGAGATATAATCAATCTATGATTACTTTATTCTTCTTCCGAGATGAAATAAAGGATTTTCTAAAGTTTATTTCAGAAATTGATTTGAGTAAAATAGAAGTGAATATTCCTGTTGTTTCAGAGTTGTGGAGTTTGAATTTAGGTCGGTTGGACAACGGGCAGAAGATAATTGAATTATATTCTTCTGAAAAAGGATTTGCTTTTATTATTTTTTATGACTATTTTGAACCGTTAATTAACTTATCTAAGGAGAAGCTGAATGAATTGGGATAGGCTCATAGTTACACTCATTATTTGGGGGTCTTCCATCTGGTTGGCTTATATAATCAAAAATGAGTGGGTATTACTTATGCCTTTTTTTGGTGCTGTTCTAATTACTATTAATTTGTGGGCTGGTCAAACTAAAAAGGAGAAGTAGAAATGAAAACAATCGGTAATCGTGATGTAGCAACAAGCTCTGCAATGGAAGTTGTTCGTATCAAAGAGTACGGCAAGCCTTATCGTCATAAGATTATTGATGGGCCAGTAAAAGTCCATACGGTCTTTTATCCTACTCAAGGCGAGGAAGGTAAAATTAGGACGATGGCGGTGACAGTGAGCGACCCGTTCAAGAATCTTTTTAGTCCTATTATTGACATGGACAGGGCTATCAAGAAGAAAGAGGTGCTCGCTCGTACAGGAGATAAAGACCAAGCCAATAAGGTGCGGTCGTCTCTTTCTCCTAATACTACTTATCACTGTCTGGTTTTGGACAAAGCTGACGAAGTTCCTGTTGTCAAACACGCTGAGTATCCTTTCTCAGTTTACAAGCAGCTTACGGACTTGGAGAACTCTTCTGCAATTATCAACGATAGGGGCGATAAGGATGAGTCCAAGTTGCGTTATGGGCTGATGTTTATGCTCTGGTTTGAAATCATGCGTTTGGAGAAAGGTACATCCAAAGACATTCGGTTTAATACGGAGTATAAGGTAAATGTGATGGAACGTCTTTTAGGTGAATGGGAGAATCAGGTTCCTTCTCATTGGCTGAATCCGCAGAATTGGCAGGAAATTGATGAGGCCAAAAAGCAGATTGTAATCCACACACCTACCAAGGTTTATCCTATCAATGTTGTTGAACTGGAAATGTTCACCGAAGAAGAGTTTCAAGCTATCGTGAACTACCCACACTCGTTAGCTGAACTCGTGATTCCTATGACCGATGACGAGGCGCTTGAGAAGTTGCAGTCCTATCCTATCATGTTGGATGCTCGTGACCAGAGCGGGAATTTCTATCTGCCACATTGGGAAACTCTGCGTGAAGCTCTTGAAGGACACCATGACGACCTGCCTTTTATGTTGAGTAGCACTCAGCGCAAACTCGCCGCCCACGAAGAAGAGGAAGAGGAAGAACTGCCTGATGAACTTCCTGAGAGTCTACCTGAAAAATCTGAGGTAGTCGAAGCGGAAGTGGTCGAAGAAGAGTCTAAAGAAGAACCTGCCAAAAAGCGGTGTCGTCCTGCCAAGACTCTTTTTGCAGATGATGCCAAAGACTCCGGCGAAGAGAATAAAGCAACAACAGAAAAGAAAGATGTTTTTGCTTCTTTGTTCTAACCTGATGGGGCAGCGGGGGCTGCTCCATTTATTCTATGAGGCTACTATGAGAGAACGGCTGGACGATGAGAGAGTAGGTATTACTCGTACAAAAGCATTTGGTAATTATAAAATAGCTCAGATATTAAACTATAATGAAAAAGGCGAATTAAAAGAAATACAACTGAGAATGGGCAAAACTGGTTCTTTGGTAATGGAGCATGTAGTGTCCATGTCTATTCTAATAAGTAAATGTTTACAATACGGTGTGAGTCCAGAAAGCATAGCAAAGAAATTAGAGGGTATTGTATCCGAACCTTCTGGATTTAGTGAAGGACAGAGCTTTGAAAGTATATGTCAGTATGTGGCTTATTTGTTAAGAAAGTTTTCTAAAAAAGGAGGACAGGATGGCGAAAAACGCGAGGTTTAAAACACAGGGACAGCGCAAGGACACAAGTAAAGGAGAAAAGGACGTTGCGCGTTTATTACAGCAAATATTTAAATTTGCTCAGTTTTATTTTGAGTATCCTCTTACTAAATTTACGAATACTGATAATGAAAGACTGCGCTGTGATATTTTTTGTCCTACATTTAATTTTGTAGTTGAATATCAGGGCGCACACCACGAAAAACCAGTATCCTATGGCAACTCAGAGGAAGAAATTATGAAATCTGTTGAAGCTTTTAAGGAAAGACAAAGATTAGACCAGATGAAAAGAAAGTTATATGAAGACGCTGAAGTAAAATATCTTGAAATTGACCATACAGTTTGGGAAGGACTAAAATGCGATGATGACAAACGTGATTTTCTAATGGGTTTATTATGATAGATGAGATTTGGAAATTTGTCCGGCAGCAATGCAGGACTTTATTCATAAACATATAAAAATCTAATATAGGAGATGATATGGAAAAAGAATTTAATTCAGAACTTCTTATTTTTTCTACTCAGAAAATTATAAATCAATATTATATTAATATAGATGCAGAGATTCTCTCTCCTGATAATTACAGAGATGTAATTAAACATTTAGTAGCGGCGACAAGTAGTGATATGTTTATTTTTATGATTAACTCCGGTGGTGGAGACACATCAACTGCTATGGAAATTAGTTCAGCCATATTGAATACGGATGCTTATTGTAAAGCTATTGTATTCAACGCTTTCTCTGCCGCTTCTATCATTGCTCTATCCTGTGATTCAATTCTTGTAGAAGATTGTGGGGCGTTTTTCATTCATGCCCCCTCTTGGGAGATGAGAGGCAAGCCGCAGTCAACAGAAGCGCAAAGTCAGTATTATTCCAAGTCTACTAAGAGGTGGTTTACTAAAATCTACAAAGGTTTCCTTACAGAAGAAGAGATTGATAAAACTATCTCCGGTGTAGATTTGTGGATTGATAAAGACGAAGCCGACAAGCGCCTGAAAAAGTGGATTCCTATTAGAGCGAGAGTTCCTGATAAAGGGAAAAAGAAATGAAGATTTTTTTAGTAGCTGACATTCATCTGAAAACTAAAGACCAGTTTGATTTAACAAATAATATTGTTTCAGACAGGTCTATCTACAAGTTAAAGAGACTTAGAGAATTAGTTGAAAAAGAGAAGCCTGATATACTCATTGATGCGGGGGATTTTTATGACTCAAAAATGCCATCAGAGCCTTTAAGGTACGCTTTCTTTAAAGTTCTCGATAGTTTTGATATACCTGTTTACCTTATCTCAGGCAATCATTCACAGGAGCATGGATTTACAGCAGGTACTTCTGAGTCTTTTTTGGCTGACAAGATTACAGTTGTTCAACCAAGAGAGGTATTGGTACTTGATACTTTTACTCTTATTGGTTATTGCAGAGATAAAGAAGAATTTCTAAAACTTTGTCAAGAGAATCCTAACAAGTATTTAGTAACTCATGGAGACATCCCATCTGAAAATTTACCTTTTGAAAAATGCTTCTTTGGGCACGTACATCAGCACTATTCAATAGGTAATAAATACTCTATTGGAGCATTATTCACAGATTCCTTCGGGGAAGAATCCTATGCTTGTATGTACTGCACTATCGGCGCTACGGTAGATTTCAAGGAGTTTCCTGACCAATCTATTCGTACATTTAATGAACTCACAGAGTTTGAAGATGGTGAATATTTAGCCGTAAGATATAAGTTGAAAGGCAAAGCTAAAGACTTTTTAGGAATTGACCAAGAGGCTATCAAAAGGTCTTATAAAAAAACCAAAGTATTCTTCGATATTGAACTTACCGAAGAAGAGTTAGTATTTGATGACTCTTTATCTATTGAAGAAATAGCTCAGGATTTTATTGAGAATAAAGGTCTGAGTGATAAAGAGTTAAAATTTGGTAAACTTATTTTACAGGAGTCTGGATATGATAATTGAGTACAATTTTTTAACTATTGTTTTTAATTCAGGGAAAAAGTTAGCACTGACAACCGCCGAGTTTGAAGAGCTTAAACAGTATTTTGAAAAGTTTGTTTATCTTCCTTATCCAAACCCCGCCCCGTATTACCCAGAACCTATTATTACTTGTAGGGGCACTAATTATAATTACTCGAAGGAGTCAGATAATGAAAAATAAAAAAGCTGTTCTCTGGCCGGCTATAATTTTTGTTCTTTGTTTGCTTGTTGCACTGGCACACAGCAAAGAACAAATCTACAAAGTTACTATTACTATTGAAAAAACAGGAACTTTAAAAGAAGTTATGGAGATTACAGAGAAATATGGAAATTTAGGTAAAGTAACTATTACTCCTACGGAAGTAGATTCATTGTATATACCTTACTACTATCGCCAACAAAATTTACTGCCATACAAATACTACCACTACAACATTGACTCTTCTTTCGGTCAGAGTCCTATCATATCACTATAAAAGGAGGAACAATGCAGCCTGTCTATATCGAAATTCATAACTTCAAGTCTATAAAAGATATTAAATTAGACCTTACCAAGTTCAAGGACAAGACTGTTCTTATCCAAGCCACCAACGAAGATGACGCAGGGGCGCTATCTAATCGTGGAGGCAAGTCTAATTTAATGAAGGCTTTGGTGTGGGGTCTTTTTGGTGTATCTTTTATTGAAGGTACATCTGATGAGATAACTACTTATGGAGAGAAAGAGACTTTTGTTATCATTCGATTTGATACAGGTGCAGAGATTGAACGTAGATTCAAGAATAAAGCTCAGACTTTCTTTTACAGGAAGAATGGAAAGGATGAATCAGACAGTAACAAGGACGCTGAAGCTCTCTTTCTAAAAGATATTGGTTTGGATACCAAGAATAAAGCTATTATTTCCAATGGAGTTTATTTAAATACAGGCGTAGATAATCTGATTAGTTCTACCGCAGGAGACCGCCTTAAAACTATGACGGAATGGTTTGACCTTTCTCGTTATGATAAAGCAGTAGAGTATGCTCGTTCTAAACTTAAAGAATGGCAAACAGAACTCTCTGCTATTGACTCTGAGAGAGAAAAAGCCCAATTTGCTCAAGCATCTTTAGAAGAAAATAAGACCAAATTAGTCCAGATTGAACAGGATATACGAGACCTTAAAGACAAGGAAATTAAGCTAAGGGATAGACAGAAAGATTTTGATAGTTACTCAGGACTTAGTGATAATCTTTTCCTGCTTGAAGAAAAACTAAGAGAAATTAAGGAAGAAAATACTGACACAGAAGAGGCCAAAAAAGCGTTTTCTAAGATTAATATAAAAGCTCTGGAAGATAAAAAAGAATTATTAGATAAGGCTCTTATTGAGTATAAACAGAGAATATCGGAAATTAATCTAAAATTAGTAGAGCTACAAAGCCAGTTGGTTAATCCTTATATTTGTCCCCACTGCAAGACTTCTTTAGTCTTGAGTAATAAAGAATTAGTGGAAGTTTCACTTGAAGCAAATGAACAGATTAAAAGAGATATGTACTTACTGGATTTAGAACTTTCAGAAGCTAAGAAACCAGAAAGTTCAAGTAACATAGAACTTGAAATTAGAGAATATTACAGACTTAAACCATTCTCGGAAAAAGCTATTATCCAAACGGGGGATATTGAAACTCAAATTAAAGACCTTAAAGCTAAAATCGAGACTAAGCCTAAAGACTACTCTACTGAACTAAAAGAACTCAACCAGAAAATGATGGATTTATCCTTTATAAAAGGAGAGATTCAATCAAAAGTTTCTTCCTGTGAAGAACTGATTGAAAAGCTGCCTGAATTGGAAGAGTCCAGTAAAAGATTGACAGAGCTTTCCCGTCTGGCTTTGCTGTGGGCTGGCGAAAGGAACAAAGTTGGTATTTTTCAACAACTTAAGTCCTTGACTTTTAGCAAAATTATTACTAATTTATCCCTATATGTAAATAATATACTTACAAACCATTTTTTCATTCAGTCTACAATTAAGATTGAGTCTACTGCTAAAGGTATTGAAATTTATCAAGTTGTAGATGGCGAAGCCCATCCTGTCAGTTCCATGTCGGCAGGAGAGAGAGCAAGAGTGGCTTTTGCATTGGCTCTTTCTTTAAAGAAATTTTATTCTACTAAACTGGATATTTTAATAGCTGACGAGACTTTTAGTTCATTGGACTCTACTGGAATGGAGTTTGTAATCGGCACAATGAATACTTTTGGTGGAATGAAATTCTTGATTAGTCATGTGCCTTGTGAGAATGAGTATCAGATTAATTTAGTCAAAAAAGACGGAGTGACCTATGTCAGATAACTTTAGGAATTTCTTGGTTCAGTTCGAGAATTGTTGGGAAACCGAAACTTTACAGGACATCTCAGAGATAAGAAAGCACAAATTCTCCTATGAGATTACGCCTAACAAAAAGTGTATCTACATTTATTTATGGAATAGACGAACTGTAATTGCTCGTTTAGAGCCTGACAGATGTTGGATGGATGACTCTAACCTTTCTCGTATTTTAAGAGAAATTCTACCTGAGTATCTACCTTACTTTCAGAATCAGAAGAACTTGACTTCAGCAGGGATGAACATTGAATCTGTCTAAATTCGAACAGATAGAACGTCTGGCTCAAAGAGATGCTAAAAGACTCACTACTTCCCCGCCAAAGGTAGAAGAGATTAGTTCAAGAGAAATTTATCTTTTAGACGAGCAGGAGCGGAGAGTTAAGAGAATCTGTGGTACTATGGATGGAGAGTGGCCTTGTACTATCTCGGCAGGATCAGGTACGCTTCATGAAGGTATTGGCAAATGTAGAAGGCATGAGAACAGTCTTACTGGTAAGAAAGAGTATTTAGAAAGATACTTGACTACTCTTGATTCAGATTCAGAATTAACTCATTTTTTTGAGTCGGCATCTCAGGCAGAAGAAGACTTTTTCTCAGTAGAAAATTTAGCTCGAATGGTCTCTGGTGTATTACATCATTTTATTACATCTGCACAATATAATTGGACTAAGAAAGACATAGACCGATTTCTGGACATGATTGAGATATGGCGTAAATTAATTGAGACTCAACAGAAAAAAGAGATGAATAAGGTTTTAGCTACATCTATCTCTCTTTGGTTACGGGGTGTATTATCAGT